AGCAGATACTTTTTCAAGCTTTCAGAGGCAGCGGCGCGGTTATAAACCCAAAACAAGATCCGTTTGGCGCTGGTGTTGATGGGCCGAAAGGTCGCAAAAATGAAGACTATTTCACAAACTACAAGGCGCAATGCTGGTGGGCTTTGCGTCGTAGATTCCAAGTAACTCATCGAGCAGTAGCAGAAGGTGTTAATTGTTCAGAATCTGATATAATATCTATAAGTAGTAAGCTTTGTGATAGCAACGGTAAAAACCTTTTAACTAAGCTTATTGCTGAATTATCGCAACCTACCTACGATGTAAACAGTGTGGGTAAGATTTTAATAGAAAAGGCGCCCGACTCGACAAAGTCACCGAACTTAGCCGATGCGGTCATGATGGCCTTTGCACCAGCTCGAGCGGGAGGGTTTTTTTGTGCTTAATAAAATTAAAAAAGTGTTTAGCAAGTCAGTTGAAGTAGCAGAAGAAAAGATACCAACTGTTAAAGAAAAAAAATCTATTTATGATCAGCCGCAAACTAACTGGATTAGCAAAAATAAAATAAATCAAAGCGAATATGATGCAGCAATGGAGCGAACTTTTTTAGTAGATCCAATTGTAAAGCAAAGCCATGATGTTGGCGTCATGGACGCAGCAATCAACGAAGGGCAACCCTACTCACTAAAATTGCAAAGCCAGGGTGATTCAACTTTGCCACCGGGGCAGTTGGGCTGGTATGCAAGTTTTGGGTTTATTGGATATAACGCTTGCGCTATTTTGTCTCAACATTGGCTTGTTGATAAAGCGTGCACTGTGCCAGCTAAAGACGTTGTGCGGAACTGGTTTGATATTACAGTCAATGACGGTTATGAAGTTGATGAAAAAATATTAAACGAGCTATGCGAACAAGACCAACGCTATCATTTACCAAAAAAAGTAACGGAGTTTGTAAGAAAGGGCCGCGTGTTTGGCTATAGGCTAGCTTATTTTAAAGTAGATAGCGATGATCCTAATTATTATGAGTTACCGTTTAACATTGACGCAGTAAAGCCCGGCGCTTATCGTGGTATTGTACAGATTGACCCGTATTGGGTAATTGGTCAACTTGATAGTGAGGCACAAGGCGACCCTGCATCACTTAATTTTTACGAACCGACCTGGTGGCAAGTTGGCGCTTTACGCATTCACAAAAGTCATTGTGTTATCTTTAGAACTTGCGACTTGCCGGACGTGTTAAAGCCAACCTATCAGTTTGGGGGTGTGCCAGTGCCGCAAATGATAGCCTCGCGCATTTATGCAGCAGAGCGCTTAGCAGATGAAGCTCCAGCGCTTGCATTGACAAAGCGTACAGATATTTACAAGGTTGACTCAGCGCAAGCTATAGCTCAGGGCGTTAACTTTTATGACAAGATTAATGATTGGATTTATAACCGCTCAAACTTTGGAATTAAAATAGTAGACAAAGAGAGCGAAGACGTAACAACCAACGATACATCACTAGACGGCTTGAAAGATAACATTATGACACAATATCAGCTTTGCTGTTCTGTTGCAGACGTGCCAGCAGTTAAACTGTTAGGTGTGTCACCTACTGGGCTAAACTCGACTGGCGAAGGCGAAGAGGCTATCTACCACGAACTGATAGCAGGTTTGCAGGCTGGAGCAGTCACAGAGCTTGTTAACAGACACCACGACTTAGTTATTAAGTCAGTCATAATGCCTAAGTTTAATATTGCTAGTTTTGATACTACGATTAATTGGCGGCCGCTTGATGAAATGACATCAAAAGAAAAAGCAGAGACTAATCAGCTTAAAGCTCAAACGGATGTATTGCTTAGCCAAGCTGGGGCGATTGATGGCGCAGACATAAGAAAGCGCATCATAACAGACGAGGACAGCGGTTATAACGGCATCGATGAGGAATTGCCAGACGATATTTTTGAGGAAGAAGAAGACCTTAAAAACGTATCAGTGCAAAAGGTAAGTGCTGAAGATGGCCGAGACATTTAACGATAAAAAGCACGTTAGAGGCAGGCGCTTAGCTTACAACGCAGGTATTGAAGCTTGGTATAAGCGCGAGCTAAAAAAATTAGTCAGGCGAATGGCAAAAGAGGTCAGTAATGAAGTTTTACGGCTTTTCCGTTCTAATTTAGCAAAAGACTACCGCGAGCAGCAAAAACAACTAGCTACCATGGATGCAAGCTTAGCTAGTCAAGCTCGAATACTAATGAATAAGCTGAAAGACAAACACACGGCTTTGTTTGACGACAAAGCGCCATTTTTAGCTAAAGAACTAGTAAGCAGATCGGAAAAACAAAGCAGGAACAGCCTAAAAGACAGTTTTGAGGGCCTAATTAAAGAATATACATTAAGCTCCAATTATTTACCGGCAGGTGTTAAACAAGTAGCTAAAAGCACTATCGCTGAAAATGTATCGCTTATAACAACTATCCCAGAGGAATACTTTAAAAACATAACCGGCGCTGTTATGCGCTCTATAACAACTGGGTCAGGAGTAGGTGAACTTAAAAATTATTTATCTAAGTTTTACGGCCAAAGCTCAAGAAAAGCAAAAAATGTAGCGTTAGATCAAACGCGGAAAGCGTACAATAACATTAATAAACAAAGGATGATGGCTGCTGGCTTAAATTCGTTTGAATGGATACACAGCGGGGGAGGGTTAAAGCCAAGACAAGAGCATATTGAGTTAAGCGGTAAAATCTTTAGCTTTGATGATTTGCCGGTCATTGTGCCGGACACAGGTGAAAAGGGCATACCTGGACAGGCTATTAATTGCGGGTGTACAATGAGACCAGTTTATGTTTTTCCGGAGGGGGAGCAATGAGCGCAAGAACAATTGATACAAACGGATGGATTGAAATAAAAGGCAATCCAATATCAAAAGCTGGGGTTTTCCAATATCACGGTTCACAATTGCCGCTTTCTTTAGGCTTAGACCAAAATAAAATGTACAACGTTTACAGACCGAAAGAAGAATTGGAAAGTAAAGAGGCGCAAGATTCTTTCAAGCTTTTACCGTGGACTGATGACCACCCGGACCGCTTGCTAGGTTCAGCAGATGAGGGCTTAGTGCCAGCAGAAGCAAAAGGGGTGCACGGTGTAACGGGTGAGGAAATTTTTGTAGATGGTGATTTTTTAAAATGTAATTTAAAAGTTTTTTCCCAAGAATTAGCCGATCAAATAAATTCAGGGAAAAAGGATTTATCCATTGGGTATAAAGCTGATTACATTTTGGATAAAGGCGTGTATAATGGAGTTGCCTATGATTTAGTTCAAACTAATCTAAGGGGCAATCATATATCGTTAGTTGATGAGGGGCGTTCAGGCCGTGAAGTCAGCGTTCTTGACAATAAAGGTGGAGGGGTAGTTGATATGAAAGAAGACAAAGACATCATAGCGCATGATGAAGATCAAGCGCAAGATGGATTGACTCTAGATATGCTAGCTTCAGAGATGAAAGCTATTAAAGAGGCACTAGCTAAGTTGATGGGTGTTGCAGAAGAATCAGCCGATGGCGACATGTGTGACATGGGCGAAAAAGCAGAAGCTAAAGACGAAGATGAAGAAGAAGTCGAAAAGCTAAGCGATTCTGATGAAAATGAAAAAGAGTATATTGTATCTGAAATTAAAGAAGATTTAGATGAAGATGCAGTCTTAGACGAAGATGAAGACAAAGACGCAGACAAAAAAGGCGCTATGGATTCAGCTAAGTTTAAAAAAGCAATTATGCAAGAAATATCACGGCGTGATGAGCTAGCTCAGCGCTTATCTAAGCATATTGGAGTTTTTGACAGCTCAAGCATGACTTTGTCAGAAGTTGCTAAATACGGCGTTAAAAAACTAGGTTTATCTTGCAAAAAAGGCATGCACAGCGCTGTTTTAGATGGTTATTTAGCAGGCCGTCGCGCTGCTGGTATTGTTTCTAAGCCGTCAATTGCAATGGATAAAGCTGTCAAGTCTAAGTCAATTGATCAGTATCTAAAAGGGGGTAAATAATGGCTTTTCAATCACAAATAAACATTGAGCAAGGGTACGGCGTACCGGGTGATAAATACAGTGACTCACCGGTTCGAGCTGCTGCTTATTCGCTTAATTCTGCTAGCGATGACCTCAATATTGTTGGTCAGACTATGTATACAATTCCAAGCGGTTTGCAGGGTGTGGCTGCGGCTGGTAACGATACTGGTGTACCTGGCACAAGTACTTTTGCTGGCCTTTTAGTTAATCCTAAGGTTTACGCTTCTCTTGGCACTCAGGCTGATGGTCCTTTAGCGCCTACTATGACTATTAAAAATAATAGCGTCGGAGAACTTGCAACCATGGGGCAATTCTTTGTTAGCTTGCCAGCTTTAGCTAATATCGGTGATTTAGTAATTTATGACAACCTTAGCGGCGCAATTGAAACAATACCACCAGGCACACCTTTGCCAGCTGGCTATAGTTTTGGTTTTGCAGAGGTTAAAGTATTTATTGCTGATTCTGTTGGTGATGA